CGACGTGTATCGCGGAGTCGTAGCGTTCGCGTCGGGAGTCACGTAGCGTGCGAGCCCGTGACGTAATTCGATGTTGCCGTTCGCCGTCGGCGCGGCGTCGAGCGGCATATTTTTGCCGGCGGTCGTTTGTGCCCAGATCAGCGGTGCTCCGCAGGAGCGGCATTTAGACGCCATGGACGCCCTCGTAGCGCTGCAGCAGATTGGCCCAGGCGTCCCAGAGGTTGTCTCGCGTGATCACGTCCAGCGTACCGTCCTGAGCTGTGCAGGAGATGGTCCACACGTCGCCGAAGCTCCCGACGCTGAACCGATATCCGTATCGATACAGGCGGAGCGCTTTGACGCCGATCGCCACGCGCTGCCGGCGGCGCTGGCGCGCCACCCACCCATCGTCGAGAGCCATCATATCCCTACTGCCCTTCGGGTCGCGCGGCGTAGCGCCTCGCGGTTGTGTCGCGAGGCCTCGGCAAGGCCGCGGTCGGTAAATGCGTCTAGGACCGCTTGCTCGTAGCAGTCGCCCCAGCCGATGCGGGCGACGACGTCCTCGACCCGGAGCAGCACCTTGTGCATGACCGCGTGGCGCCGGTGCTCAGCGGAGCGCCCGGGGGTGGATAGCCAGGCCGCGAGAGCAGCGGCGACTGGAATTATGGGGTGAGCCATGCCCCCATTATTACCAGACCGCTAACGTTGTCAACAGTTAATTTATTGACAACGTTATCGATAACTGGATACTGGGCGGCATGAACCGTGGAGCGCAACTGATGGCCGACCTCCTGGCCGAGCGCGGAGCCAAGCGCCGGCTGGCCCAACGTCTCGGGGTAGCCCAGGGCGAGATATGTAACTGGATTAACGGCAGCCGACGACCGGTCGCAAAGACACGAGCGAAACTGCAAAAGATGCTCGGGATCAAGTGGACGCTGTGGGATGAGCCGGCCGACCCGTCCAAAGGCGCGGCGTGAGCTTACGGCCTGCATCCGTGGCCGGGCAGGGTACACTCGCCGCCGAGGCTCAGACAGAGCAGCGCGTGTTGCTCTGTCGAGCACACAAAGCTGCAGCGAAACAGTCCCGCCTGACAATTCGGGTGGACGACGGGAAGCACTCGGGTGAGCTCGTCCGCGAGGGCCGGGCACTCCTCGTAAGCGGCGTTGGTGACCGTTTTGCACGGGTCCCACAGAGCGCCGGCAGTCGACCCGCCGCCGGTTGCCGCGTCGGACGCAGCCGTGTTGCCTCCAGTGGAGGTGTCGCCTTCGCTCTGACGAGACATGGTCTGGTCGGGTCCACCGCAGCTCAGAACCGTGAGCATCAAGACTATTGTTCGCATGGTCGCAATTGCATCCCTGTTTGAGAGCCCGGTCAATAATGCGCAAACGTTCAGGCGGCACGGTCGAACAGCTACCCTCGGGGCGGTACCGCGCGCGCCGTAAAACGGACGGAAAGTATCGGTCAATCGGCACGTTTGCGACGGAGGAAGAGGCGCGGCTCGCACTGCAGCAACCGGCGAAGGCACCGCAGGGCGCGCTATTGCTCGCGACATTTGGCGAGGAATGGCTCAAGCGCCGACGGGGCGAAATCAGCGACTACCGCAACGACGAGCAGCGGTGGCGTCTGTACATTGAGCAGCGCATTGGACAGCTGCCACTGCGAAAGATTAGGCGCGCGGACGTCAAGGACTGGCTGCGTGAGCTCAGGCAATTGGGGCTCGCTACGCAGACGCGCAAGAACGCACGCACGGTGCTGTCGCAGTGTCTCGAGGACGCTGTCGACCGGGAGCTAATCGAAACCAACCCTGTGCGCGGAATCCGATTCAAACGTCGTGAGGAAGCCCGCACGCACGAGCCATGGACCATTCTCTACCCGGACGAGCAGCTTGCATTGCTCGAAGCGGTGCCGAGCGACGAATGGCACACGGTCGCGCAGGTGTGCCGGAGGTCGTACCATCGCACGTTGCGCGTGATGCCCGCCGCCTTGACCCACTTGTGCCACCGGCGGCGGGGCGGGCATGCGGGACGCCGGCGCTGCCCCAAGTGCGCTGGCCTCTCGCACCGAGTGCGCGGCAAGAAATGCTCTGTGTGTGGAGCACGATATCAACCTGAGACACCTGTCGCTGTGCAGGATTGCCGGAGGTCCAATTGGAGAGAGCTGTAGTCGTGGAGCGACTCGAACCCGTGGCCCCGGCGCAGGACTGGTGCCCGTGGTGCGGCGAGGACACAGACGGCGACTTCTGCGGCGCGCAGTGCTTGCGGGAGTACCACGCGGACGTTCGGGACGAAGGGAAGGTCGCATGACGTGGGTAAAGCTCGACGACGCCATCCTGGACAACCCCAAGATTGCTCGGGCTGGGGTCTACGGCTTTGCCATGCATGTGGCGGCCATCACGTGGTGTGGGCGGAACCTCACAGATGGGCATATCCCGTACTCACGTGTAACGGCGTTACTCGCGCTGCAATATGTCAACATCGACTGCTCAAACCCGCTCGCCTTGCCAGGCGGCGGGAGCGGCCTGAGCGGGGAAGAGGGCCTTGACCCCTACGTGGTGGCGGCACACTTGGTGTCGATTGGCCTATGGCACGAGACCCCTGATGGGTACGAAATCCACGACTATCTCGAGTATAACCCGCCAAAAGCCAAGGTGCTGGCCGACAGGGAGCGCAGTGCGCAACGGGTAAAGAAACACAGGAGTAACGCTGTTGCCTCACGTGTGAGTAACGCCGTTGGTAACAACCATGTTGCGCCTGCTCCCGTACCCGTACCCGTTCCTGATCAGGATCCTAAAGCTGTTGAAGCTAATCCTAAAGACCTGACAGGTAGCGCGCCCCCGCACGCGGCCGAGGGAGGCAGCGGCAGCGGCGAGGGTAACAGACCCGGCGCAGGAGTCTACGACCTCGAATCCGCGCTCAGGCTGCCAGTGTTCGAACGCGCCAAGCTCGCAGTGGCGAAGGGCACGGCCATGGCGGACTACCTCGAGCCCAACGCGTGGCCAGAGGTACGCCAGGTCGGAGAGGCTTTCGGGCGTGCGACAGGACAGACCGGTATTCGGTTAGGGCCGTACTCTCGCGACGTCGGCGTCAGAGCGATTGTCGCGTTGCTAGCCACGCCGTACCAACCGACAGAGCTCGAGCGCGCCATTCGCCACCTCGTGACCGAGCCCTGGTGGAATGCTGAAGGGCGGAGCAAGGGGTTGTCGAGTCTGACGCCGGAAGTGATTCGGCGCGCCCTGGTCAACGCACCTCCGAGCAAGGCAGAGCGTTTAGCCGGCATGAGCCCGACGGTGCGGGCGATCGTGGAGGGTGGCAAATGACTGATTGGAATGCTGTGTATGAGCGTGGCCCTGTCGCGAGCGCTGCGTCGTATCCGTATGACCAGAGAGCGGACGCCACGAAACTAGAAGCACTGGACAAGTTGCGAGCGGTCGAGGATCGACACACAGCGCAGAATCTTTACCTGCTGTGGTTTCACGCTGAGCGCAATGAGCGTGATCCGGAGTACCACAAGCGCAGGGCGCGCGAGGAGCAGGCCAAGGAGCGTGAGCGACTCTTGCTGATGGCGCATGCGTGCTTCGAAGGACGACGAGGCAAGGAAGCGAGGGAGCTCGCCGAGTTCTGCTTGTACGACGAGGAGAGTGGAAAACGACGCAGCGACCTCGAGAGTCTACGTGTATTCGAGCGACAATTCACTGAGCTGAAACAGGCTCGCAGAAACAGGAGCGATGGGAATGGCAAACGGTGACGTAACAACGCAAGAATTCGTAGTGAAGCTAACCGACGGCGAGATTCAGGAACGCAAAGACGACCTGTTCCAAACCGAAACCGAGCTTGACTACGAGAAGCAACGCAAGAAGAACGCGATGGCAGAACACAACGCTCGCATCGGCTCGGTCGAGCGCGAGCGTGCAGCACTGCTCGAAGCGATCCGCACTGGCTCAGAGAAGCGTAAGATCGAAGTGAAAGAAGACCACGTCTTCGAGACGAACAAGGTTGTGTACAGACGACTCGACACGAACGAGGTCGTGGACCGGCGCCCGATGTCATCAGAAGAGAGGCAGCAGGAGATGTTCGACGGCAAGAGCGACGACACTCCTCCGGAGCTCAAGACCTCGAAGCGTAAGACGAACGGCAAGCGTCGCGGCAAGCAGCCTGGAGCGGAGGCGACGTGAGACACGTCGTCGCAGGAGTCGACCTCAGTCTGACGGGACTCGCGCTCGTGGCGGTCCCTTCGGACTGGGGACACAACTTTGCGCGCATCCAGCGCGTGACGCTGCAGACTAATCCAGCCTACGGCTCGGTCACGCAACGCATGCGAGACATGGCATGCGACGCAGCGGCGTGGCTCGAGTGGGCGTGTGCGCGGAAGGTGTACCTCGAAGAGCCGATCGTCACGCGCAAGCAACACAACCTCGGACAAGTGTTCCGCTTGGGCGGGATGCTCGAGCTCGAAGTGCTCGACCTGACGGGTGAGTCGCGGTGCGAGTGGGCGTCGCTGATTAAGTCTCGTCAGATGTTTTGCGGCAGCGTCAGCAAGGCGGTCGTCGAAGCTACCGTGGACGCGTTGACCGACCTGTTCGAAGACGAGCACCAGAAGCACGCGTTCGTCGCGGCAAACTGGGGCCTACACGAGCTCGGGTACACCGCGCTGACTGCGAGGGCCGCGTAGTCGATGGCTTCACCTTTTGCCACTTCGAATGACCAGGCCAACGCGACTAGCCGGGCCGGACCTGGCCAATGCGACTATCCAAGCCGCCCCGACGCGACGAGCCTCAACAATCCGCAACACGCCGACCCAATGCGACGAACCTTGCCAAACCGAGCCGATGCGACAGGCCAGACCTACCCGTTGCGACGAACCCCGCCGCGACTCACCACGCCAGCCCAATGCGACAAGCCATGCCCACCCGAGCCGACGCGACGAGCCGCGCAGTCCCGGCACGTGCCACGCCCAATGCGACAAGCCACGCCCACCCTTGACCGTGCGACGTGCCACCCCGAGACGTCCCATTCCGACGCGACGTTCCCTACCCGTCCCGACCCCTACCTACGCGACAAGCCATGCCGGGCCGCTCCGATCCTCCCCCACGCGACGGACCCTGCCGCACCAGCCCATCCCACGCCGCACCAATGCGACAAGCCATGCCGATCCACTCCGCGCCACTGCGACTTACCTAGTCCAGCCCATCCAACGCGACAAGCCCATCCCGAGCCTGCCAATGCGACACACCACGCCATACCGAGCCGACGCGACATGCCCGCCCCTTCCGCCCCGGTCCGAGCCAACGCGACAAGCCCTTCCGTTCCCAACCCACCCACACCAAAGGAAAACAGAACAATGAAACACGACTTCAGCCCACGTGAACTCTACAACGTTTATCGAGTCAAGATCGCTCTGCGCGATCGCATCTACGGCGGCATGCCGCGCAACAAGGAGCTCATCAAAGCCTGGGTCGAGTCGACGACCGGATACGCGGACGAGAAAACGGAGAAGCTCACGCAAGACAACGCGGAGCTCGTCGTGAACGAAGTTGCAGAGAAGTGCTGGATCGGCTTCCCGGGCGACGAGCGAGGCCTGTTCGTGCCGGCGCGAAATCTCAAAGCAATGCTGAAGCAGTCAGCCTCGCTGCTCAGAATCACCAAGACCAAGGTGGGCAGCAAGCAGATCCTCGCCGAGGGCATGGAGGTCAAGGCGCTCGATGGGTCGGACCGGATTCACTTGGGCGTGACGGAACCGCATGGCACCGAAGAGAAAGCAATCCACGTCATGACGGCACAAGGACCACGCACTGCGCTCAAACGTCAGGACTACGTCGAAAAGCCGATGCTGGAGTTCGAGATCTGGGTACTGAAAACAGCACCATCAGAAAACCGGCACGTCGGAGAAAAGGAGTTGGTGCAGATCCTGAGGCACGCTCAGGAGAATGGGTGCGGCGCGAGTCGGAGCCAGGGTGACGGCAAGTTTGACGTGGTCGAGTTCGCATGAGCGTCTACATTCTCGCCGAGATTGGCAGCACGCATGACGGCTCGCTTGGCAACGCGCTGCGCATGGTCGAGGTGTTCGCCGAGCTTGGGGCTGACGCGATCAAGTTTCAATGCCACTTCGGACAGCAGGTTCCACCTGACGCTCCACGGCCGGCGTTCTTCGACGCCGAGGACCGAGAGAGTTACTTTCTGCGTACTGGTTTCTCGCCCGAGGAGTGGGCGCAGCTGCGACTCCGATGCAAGGAATGGGAGGTCGACTTCGTCCCCAGCGTGTTCGCCGTCGACGCGGTGACGATGCTGGAAGAATACGCGCCACCAGACGCCTACAAGCTTCCGAGCGGGCAGCTGACGAATACTAGACTCCGTGATGTTCTGCGGGCAACAGGTCGCGTTGTGTACTACTCGTTGGGAATGGTGCGGACTGACGAGGTGCCAACAGTGGCACGAAGTTGGATCCCCATGGCATGCACCAGTGAATATCCGGTGCTACCAGAACACGCACCGTTGTGGGACGAATGTCTAGCGTTTCTTGGGCCGTGGGGACTCTCCGACCACAGCATGGGGCTAGCGTTGTCGAGCGCAGCAGTGGCGCGAGGGGCGACGGCAATCGAGCGGCACGTCACATTCAGCCGGCACCAGTACGGAAGTGACGCTCGGCATTCACTCGAGCCCGAAGAGTTTGGCCAGCTCGTGCGCGAGATTCGTTGGCTTGAGCGCGCGATGGCGTCGACGGTTTCTCGCGACGAGTTGATGGCGACGGAAGAGATGCAACAGACAAGAAAGGTGTTCTTACATGGCCAATAATGTTCTGTTTACAATCGGCAGCCGCGCGAACTGGGGGAGCTCGTGCGCAGTCATCCGCGAATGGAATCGACGTGGTCATGAGTTCCGTGTGCTCTGCTACGCAAGTGCGGTCGATCGACTTTATGGAGAAGTGGTCGAAGACATAGATCGAGAGTTTTTAGGAGAATGCGTCGTCTATCGCGGTGCTGGGTTGGTGCCTGGGCATCGGTCCGCAGAACTGACGGCTGGACTCGCACTGATGCAGGACCTCGGGGACGAAGACATTGTCTACGTCGTCGGCGACCGCTACGAGACCTTGGGGATCACGTACGCTGCTCGACGCGCCGGCAAACGCATTGCGCACCAGATGGGCGGCGAGCGCAGTGGCAACGTAGACGACTACATTCGAGACGCGAACAGCGCGCTCGCTGACGTGCACTTCGTGGCCACGCAGGGCGCGCAACTCTGGCTGCAGGGTTGGGTGCGCAACCCGAAGGCAGTGCATCTGACGGGATGTCCACGTGTCGACGTGGCGTTGCAGGCCGAGCCGCATCCCGAGTCGGTCGTGATGGTCATGCTGCACCCGGCAGACTTCGAGACCGACTACACTCCAGTGCTCCAAGCCGCTGCGCGAGTTGGTGAGTGCCACGTTTGGTGGCCCAATGCCGACCCTGGCAACGAGCACATCGTGGAGTCGATTCGAAGGCTCGGCATCCGGAACACACACCGCAACATGCCGCCCGAGCAGTTCTACTCCTACCTTCGGAGCGCGAAGCTCATCGTCGGCAACTCGAGTGTCATCGTTCGCGAGGCGAGCGCGCTGGGCGTGCCGGGCGTGTTGATCGGCGGGCGACAGGCTGGGAGGCCGCTGCTCGGGGCCGTTCAGGCTCCGGCGCCGCATGACGTAGACACATACGAATTATACGAGACCATGCTCCGCTCCGGTGGATACGAGGCGCTATTCAGGCGCGTAATGAACGAGCGTCGCGAGCCGGTCGCAGAGTACGGCGACGGTCGAGCGGCACAGCGTATTTGTGACGCATTGGAGGCGATGTGAAAGACGTGAAGGACGCATTGCTCGAGGTTCCCGGCCTAAGCAAGGAGGCGGGCACACAAGCTTTGGATCGAATGATGAAGACGTATTCATCTGGACCACCGGAATGCGTGGAATGTGGCAAGCGCCGCGCTGGTGCTCCTCGAGACGTCGATGGGAAATGGTTATGCGGCACCTGCAGGAGGAACCAGTGATCTGCATAATCCCCGCACGAGGCGGCTCGAAGCGCATCCCGCTGAAGAACCGGCAGTGCGTCGGAGGCTTGCCGCTCTGGGAACGCGCAATGAAGACCGCTCTTGCGGCTGGCGTCTTTTCCAACGTCCTTGTTTCAAGCGACGACCCAATGATTTTGGAGGACGCTGGCCGACACGCTTTGAAGCGCCCAGCTGAGTTAGCCACTGACGACGCAACGACTTTGTCTGTCGTCATGCATGCTCTGGAATGGAATGGAAGAACTCTGGCTGCGGTGCTGCAATGCACGACGCCGGAGATGCAGGCCACGGATATTGAGGACGCCATTCGCGTTGTGCGAGAGTATGACGAGTTCGCTGTGTGCACAGTGAACAGCGACGGCCGGCGCAATGGATTCTATGTGTCCTACGAGTGGCATCCGCGCATGTGGGAGTCGTACATCGCGAGTCAAACGCCAGCGGATTACATCGACATCAACACTCCCGAGGACCTCGAGGAAGTACGGAGGCGTTTTGCTACCGCGTGACACGCTCATCTTGGCAGGCTCCGACGCGGCACACGGCGAGGCTAAGCAGCGCTTCCAAGCTCACGCTGTCCTGCGTCGCGACAAGCTTACGGAGGAGGACTACGCTGCCTGGAGCAAGCTCACCCTGCGCGAGCCGGGCGTGCTCGTGCTCGACGGCTCCGACGAGTTGCAGCGACAGGTGGACGAGCTTGCCGAGCGCAGCGCGCAAAACAGAATCACGAGCCAGCTGCGGTCACGCACCTGGGCCGAGCATCTGTTGCGCAATCTGCACTACCTCTGGGAGTGCCCGTGCGTGATGGTCGGCACGACAGTGCCACCGGTGCCCGCGTTCGTCGTCGGCGCAGGGCCGAGCCTCGAGCGGAATCATCGGCTGCTCGAACGCGTGCGAGAGAACGGCCTGGTGATTGCGGTCAACTCCGCCACCAAGTGGGTGCCGGCGCACGTCGCGGTGTGCATCGAGAGCAACGACATCCGCCACAAGCTCTCGCTCGTCGAAGAGCGGCGCGCATTCAGTCTCATCTGCGACCCTGAGCTCATGGCGTGCCCAGGCGGACAGCTTCTGCCGCTCTGGAATGGCGAGCTCGGGGGACTCATCGAACAGCTCACTGGCGTGCCGCGGCTGGTTACCTCTGGCTCCGGTACCACCGCGGCCGTCAGCCTCGCTAGGCGCCTCGGGTGCTCGCCGATCGTGCTCGTAGGCCAAGACCTGGCGTGGACTGATGGGCGTGTCTACGCGGGCACTGGCAGCGCTCACGAGGCCGACGGGCGAGTGCGTCTCGACTGGGGCACGTTGCCGGACCATCGACGCGCCGACCCGTTGCCGACCGAGCTCGACGCGCGCACAGCGCCGGCGTGGGGTGGAGGCGGAGCGGAGGTACTCACCTCGCCTCCGTTCCTCGGCGTGCGTGACTGGCTCTCGCGATGGGCGGACATTCACCACGACGTGCGCACGTACAACTGCACCCAGGGTGGCCTGCATATCCCCGGTTGGGCCGACGTGGAGTTGCGCGACGTCGTCTCGGCTCTGCCGCCCGTGAGCTCGCAGCTCATGGCGTCGCCGCCCGTGCCGCAGCATCTCGTCGCCAACTGGGTGCGCGCGCAGGCCGAGCTACTGCGTGACTCTCCGGAGGACTCGATGCTGCTCGACTACTACCTGGCCGAGCAGACCATCACGCTACTCGACGAATGGAGGCACCGTGGAAGAACCGACCATCTCGACCAAGTCGAAGAACTGTTCTCAGAGCTGCTACGCGACGGAGCCCGAGCTCTCGGGGCCGTCTTGGATTCGGTGTCTGAGGGAGTCGCTAAGGAGAGCGCGTGATGCCCAAAACAGAACTGGAAGCTGAACTCGGCGTGCATCGAGGGCCTGTAACCAAGTACTGCCACCTGACCTTTGCCGAGCTCGCGGCACTTGCTCCCGAGCAAGCCAAGGCTGTGCTGCTCGAGCGCGCGGAGCAGGCGTACAGGCGAGCCATGGATCGCTCTTCTCAAAACAAGAAGGGCGAGACGGTCTCGAATCCCGACATGCACGGTGCGATGCATGTCATGGGTTTCGTGGCGCAACTACTCGGGCTCATGGAGCACAGGCAGCAGAAGGGCGCGCGAAAAAAGGTGGCGGACTTGGCTGCCGAGGCGCCGTGGCTGCAGAAAGAGACGACCGATGGATAAGGCCATCAAGCTCACTGCGGCGCAGCGTGCGAAGTTGATGCAGCTCGAGCTCCTGCAACACAGGCGTGCTGCTCGTGTGCACCGAGCGCGAGGTCGACTGTTCGTCGGCGCCGCTCCGACCGCCGAGTGCGCTGCAGAGCGCAGCAAGCTGTTTCGCGAATGGGAAAAGGTAATTGAATTTTACGAGGCGAAGCATCGCGACAATCTGCTCCGACACTTGCGCGACATGTACGAGCGACCAGACTCGGACAAGAGCGCGCGCCAGATGCGGTTCATTCGCGACGTCGAGGAACTCAGGGACTTCGAGGCGAAGGAGTGGGAGCGCCTCAAAGAAAAGGGCGGCAAGCGTGCGGGTACATGGCGTAGCGCGAGCAGGAAGCGGAGAAGGTGATGGAAATAACAGGTGGTCCTCAGGGCTCTAAAAAAACACAGCTGAAAGATGATGAGCAACTCCTGTGTGTTCTGTGCCGTCGATGCGCGACGCTGTTTTTGCACACGCTTGGCGAGAGGTTCATCCATCGTTGCAAAGAGGGTGCTGACAGAATCGATAATACGGAATTTGTTCGGGTTCAAATCATCGCGGCAGCAGACAGCGATCGTGCGCATCGATGATGTCGTTCGTCTCCTTCTGCGACTTTCTCGGCGTGACGCTCGAACCGGGACAGCGCGAGCTCGTGCGTGTGGCGTTCGACGGCGAGCAGCCGGAAGGTCGGCTTGGAGAGTTGATATTCGGCTCACTGGAGCCTATTCCGCAAAGCGCACGCGGGGTGCTCTGCGCAGTGTGCGGCGCGCGCAGCGGCAAGACCTACGTGCTCGGAGCGCTACGCCTCCTGCACCAGTCACTGACGACGCCTCTCGAGACGCTCGCTCCGGGCGAGCAGGCGATCGGGCTCATCGTCGCCCCGGACATGAGGCTAGCGCGCCAGGCGCTGAGCTACGTCAAAGGGGCGTGCCGCATGCGCAAGCAACTGAGCGCACTGGTCGTCGCCGAGACTGCCGACAGCATCACGCTGCGCCGTCCAGAGGGTGGCGTCGTGGCAATCGAATGTCTGCCGGCCACTGCTGGAGGCGGCGCCGTCCGCGGTCGTTCGCTCGTCGGAGCGCTGCTCGACGAAGCGGCGTTCTTCCGCGACGACTCGTACAAGGTCAATGACGCCGAGATCTTCAAGGCTGTGCATCCCCGCATGCTGCCGGGCGCGCAGCTCGTCATCGCCTCGACACCGTGGGTGAAGAAAGGTCTGCTCTATGAGCTGTATCGCGGAAATTACGGAAAACACCAGACAGCTGTCGCCGCTCATGCACCGACATTGCTCCTGCGGGACGTGCCTCTCACTCGCGAGATCGTCGAACGAGAGAGACAGCTCGACCCTGACAATGCTCGACGAGAATTCGACGCCGAGTTTATGGATCTTGATGCTCAAGCATTCTTCGATTCCCGCGCTATTGAGCGCAGTGTCGATCCCAAGCTCGTCCTGCCTCTGTCGTACGATCCGGATGCTTGCACCGCAGTCGGCTCAGACTTCGCTTTTCGGCACGACTCAAGCGCGCTAGTGGCCGTGGCGCGCGATCGTGCACTGTACCGCGTAGCAAACGTGCTCGAATTGCGACCGACAGAGGGCCCACTGGTGCCCAGTGCCGTCGTCGGAGTGTTTGCACGCATTGCGCGCGGCTACCAATGCGAAGGCGTCGTAGCAGACTCTCACTATCGCGAGTCAATTTCGGAGCACCTCGACCAGCATGACCTGCTGCTCTTCAGCGCGCCCGAGGGCGTCACTGGCAAAAACTCCACCTTTACGAAATTCAGAACACTGCTTCACGGTGGCAAGTTTCGGTTGCCCGAGCACACGCGGCTGATCCGCCAGCTGCGCGAAGTGCAGGCGAAGCCGACTGCGGGCGGACAGATCTCCATCCAAAGCCCACGGTGGAAGACCGGCGGCCACGGCGACTTGGTGTCGGCGCTTGTTCTGGCGACAGATTACTGTCACAAGCACGTCTTCCCGGACATCCCTGCAGCGCTACCGCAAGCCGGGTCCGTGGAATTCTATCAGCGGCAATCTGAGATTCGGAAAGAACGGAAAATCAAACGCGCCAAGGAAGCGCAGGACTGGGACGAATACCTACAGGAGTGTGATTGGCATGAGACGTAAGCTGGAAATTGGCGAAAGCGTGATGTTCGACGAGTCGGTGCGCCTCGGGCGGTCGATGGAGTCGCTGCACGAGGGCAAGAAAGACAACGTCGAGGTCGATTGGCGACTCCGGATCGTCATCGTTCGGCAAAAGAGCGGAAAGACAGTGGTGATTCCGTTCGAAAACGTTCGGTTCATCACCGCGGAGCCGCCGGCAGAAACTCCTACGCGCGCGCGTGAGGCAGGCAGATAATTTTGACAAGGGATTTGTTTTCGAACACCCTGAGACGCGATGGGTCTGGACCAAACACTCGCGCTGCTCGGCAAATACGGCCTGACAGGGCGCGTGACTCGGATCGAAAGCGACGACGGCGTCGTGGAGCTCGCTCCCGAGCGACCCGCGGCGCCCAAAGCAGAGACCGAGCAGCTGAGCCCAGAGCACGCACGCGAATTGCTGGAGCGCGAGTGGTATCACTCGAGCGAAGGCGGGCCGTCATGAGGCCGATGGCAAAGGAGTCTGCGGTGAGTCTGCACGTTGGCGCACGACCTACGATGGGAGCGGGCCGAACGGTCTGAACTCCCGAGTGCTGTCATCGCCGCCGCCGACCGCGTGAGCGATCGGCAGAGCTATCGCCGCGGACAGCTGATTCATTACCTGCGGCTCTACGGAGATCGCGCCATCCAGGGTTGGGTTGGCTCGAGCGCGGCAGGCTACCCGACAGCACGGCGTACGCTCGGCTCTGGGCCGACAGATGGGCGTCGCTTGTCGCTCAATGTCGTTCGGAACATGGTGGACGCCGCGACGAGCAAGCTCGTCAAGGGCAGGCCGCGTCCTCAGAACCTAACAAGCGCCGGCGACTACACGCTGCAACGTGTCGCCGAGCTTCGGGACAAGTTTATCGAGGGGCACTTTCACGCGGGCGACTTTTGGCAGCTCCGTCAACGCTGCATCAAGAACATGGCGTTGCTCGGCACGGGCGTGATGTACGTGCTCGAGCACTGGGGACAGGTGCGATACGAATACGTGTTCCCGGGCGAGGTCCTCGTTGACGACGCTGAGGGCATCTACGGCGAGCCGCGCAATCTGTACCGGCAGCGGTGTGTGGATCGTACCGTGCTCATGGAGCGATATCCGCGCGCTCGTGCAGCAATCGAGAATGCTGCTCCGGCCGACAATCGGTACTTCGGGCGCGACCAGCAGTCTGACCAGGTCCTGGTAACTCAGGCCTGGCACTTGCCGAGTGGGCCGAAGGCGAACGACGGGCGCGCTTGTGCAGTCGTCGACGGTGAAGTGCTCTACGAATCCAAGTGGAAGCGTGAGTCGTTTCCGTTTCTGTTTTGGAGATGGAGTGACGAGCCGCTCGGGTTCTGGGGCGTCGGGTTGGCCGAGCAGCTGTCGGGCATTCAGCTCGAGATCAATCAGCTGCTCCGGATGATCCAAAACAACATGTACCTTGGTGGAAACATCAAGGTCATGATCGAGCGCGGCTCGCGAGTGGTTGACGCGCAGATCAGCAACGCTTTGCGCGGCGTGCTGGTCGAATACACGGGGACGCCGCCGCAGTTTCACGTGCACGACGTCATCACCAATCAGGTCATCCAACACCTGCAGACCCTCATCCAAAGCGCGTACGAAATCAGCGGCATCTCGCAACTCAGCGCTTCCGGGCAGCTTCCGGCGAACATGGCCGGCTCGGGGCGGGCTCAGCTCGTCTATCACAACATCGAGTCAGAGCGATTCATTACCGTCGGACGCAATGACGAGCGCGCAGTGATGCAGGCCGGCGAGCAAACGCTCGAATGTGCGCGCGACATTCTCAAACGAGACGGCTCGTACAAGGTCTTTTACCACGACAAGAACTGGATCGAGGAAGTCGACGCCAAGGAGGCTCTGCAGGAGGTCGGCACCTTCGAGATGACGGTCACCCCTGCGTCGCAGTTGCCGCACGACTATGCGGGTCGTGTTGCGTTTGCCGAACAGATGGAGGCTCGTGGCTGGCTCGACCAAGACGAAGCGATCGACGTCGCGGATCTGCCGGACATCAAGCGCTTGTCGAAAATGAAGCTGTCGAGCCAGAAGCTCATCGACAAGGCAATCGAAATGGTCCTTGAGCGCGGTGAATACATTCCGCCGATCCCGCGAATGAACCTGCAGATGGCAATCCAGCGCGCGACGAACGCGTTCGTCCACGCCTACCTGCAGAAGTATCCGCCAGAGCGACTCGACCTGCTCAATGACTGGATCGAGCAGTGCCAGGACCAGCTCCAGGCCGCCACAGAACCTGCCCCGGGTGCGTCAGCTCTCCCCGCTGAGTCGTCGGAAGCCGCACCCATCGTTTCGCCAGACGCTGCGCCCGGGGCGCCTATTCCACCGGAGGCGCTGCCTCCACCGCAAGGACCGCTCAACTGATGGCCGAGCCTGCTGTAACGCAAACCGAACAAGCTCAACCGCAAGAGCCGACGCCGGCCGGTGAAGAAGATGTTCGTGCGTGGATTGGCGCCGGCCGCGGCAGGAAAGCTATCGAAGGCCATTCGGAGGGCGCGCCTGGCACTCCTGCTGATACGCCTGATTCTGCTGAGGCTAAGGAGGCCTCGAGCGAGGGAGAAAAATCGGAGCCGGAGAAGGAAAAGACTCCGGACCAGAAGCACCAGGAGCGTTTAGACAAGGGCTTTGCAGAGCTCAAGCGACAGAAAAAAGAGGTAGCCAAGCGCGACCGGCTCATCCAGTCGCGCGAGGCGACGCTGGCAGAGGCGCAGCGTGAGCTGCAGACCGAGCGCGAGCTCCTGAAGTCAGATCCGTACGCGTTCATGCGCCGGCACGGTATCAGTGCACGCGACGTTGCAAAAAAAGCCATCGACGAGCAGGAGACTCCCGAGCAGCAGACACTGCGCGAGCTCAAGTCGTCCAATGACGAGCTGAAACGCGAAATCGAAGAACTGCGCGGCTACCGTCAGAAAACAGAACAGGACACCGAGCAGCAACAGAACCAGCGGATCGTCCAAGGATTCATCAAGGAATCTGCGGACGATTACCCGATGCTGCTCGACGAGAATCCGGCAGAGATCTTGGCGGCGCTAGAGACCGTGTACGAACGCGACTACAAGCCCGCTGGATTGTCGCTTGACCGCGACGCACTGCAGGAGATCCTTGCAGGATTCGAGACTAACCTCCGCTCCAAGGCGGAGTCGCTAGCGCAGCGTCTGGCTGCGAAAAAACCAGGCGGGCCCGCGCAAGCGAGCCCCTCCGAGCGTGGAAACGGAGCCGTAGAGCCGGCGAAACCCGAGGCGACAGAAGCGCCGCAAGCATTGTCGAACCTCGACGCAGCTTCGCGCGCCACTCCCCCGCGGCCGTTGACTCGGCAAGAGCGGGCGGAGCGCGCTGCGCAGAAGCTCCGCTTCGTTTCATGACCACCTAGGAGAAACTCATGTCCGCAGTAGATGCCTCATCTTTCGATGCGGCGTTGAAGGAGTTCTATTCCGCGGAAGGGATCAACGACGTCACCTACCCGGAGAATCCGTGGTTCGCCCTCTGTCCGAAAAAGACGGACGCAGGCGGCAAACGGTACGTCCAGCCCATCCAGTACGGAATTCCCAACGGCCGCAGCCGTACGTTCAGTACGGCGCAAGCAAACAAGTCCACCAACAAATACGAAGACTTCTTCGTCACGTACGCCGACAACTTCGGCGTCATCTCCATCACCCGAAAGGTGATGAAACAGTCTGCTGGTGCCGGCAAAAAGGCATTCTTCGAAGCGCGTCAGCGCGAAGTCGACGGAATGCTCGACAAGCTGATTCGTGGTGAAGCGATCAGCATGTACCGCGGTTCCGGCGGTTCCATCGGGCAGATCAGCGCTGGCTACACGTCAGGAACCACGTTCACGCTCAATGACATCGAGGAGATTAGCAACTTCGAAGTCGGCGACGTGCTCGTGTTTTCCGCCAACGACGGCGACACCGCTTCCGATACTCTGATTGGCGGCGGAACACCAACGACCGCAACGGTTACCGGTGTTGATCGTGACGCTGGCACCGTCACAGTCAACGACGCAACCGGTCTTGCGGCCTCGCGGTACCTGTTCATCGAGGGCGACTTCCAGAACTCGATCGCGGGCTTGCTCGCTTGGATTCCGACGACGGCGCCGACATCTGGAGACTCGTTCTTTGGGGTCGATCGCTCGAGTGACTCGCGTCTGTACGGTTCGCGCGTCACCGCCACGAACGTGTCGATTGCCGAGGCAATCCGGATCGGCATTGCGCGTCTCGGGCGCGAAGGTGCTTCGCCGGACCTGTGTCTGATGAACCACCTCAAATTCCGAGACCTGCAACTCGAGCTCGGAAACAAGGTCGTGTACAACGACTTGAAGTCCACGGACGCCAGGATCGGCTTCAAGTCGATCATGTTCACCGGTAGTCGAAGCAAGAACGTTGATTGCGTCGCTGACCAGAACTGTCTGGACGACAACATCTTCCTTCTGACGAAGGACACCTGGAAGCTCGTCTCGCTCGGCCCTGTCCCGGACATGGTTGACGACGACGGCGTTACGATGCTGCGCGAAGTCTCTGCCGCTGGGTACGAGGTACGTGCAGATTCTTACTGCAACCTGTCGTGCGACGACCCGCGCGCCAATTGCGTCATAACCGTGGAGAGCGACTAATGGCACTCACTGTCAAACAGCTGCGCCAGCGCTTGCGCGGGATTTTCGGAGACGCGGAGGATTCAAGCCGCGACGTCGAAAACCTCGCGGCTACAATGCAGGGGCAGCTCGTCACGTACCGAAACAGCGAGGCGAACGGGACGATTACTGCATTCGTGCAGCAAGTCGTGTTCACAGCGGTGAACAAGTGCCGGTTGGTGTCCGCACGTTACGTGCAGTCTATTAGCAGCTCTGTGTCTGCGACGGACGCCTATCGGTTGCTGCTCATCAAACGCAAGGCACCCTCGTGGTCCCTTACGTTTCTGGCCGCGTACCTCACTGCCAGCACTGATGGCTTGGAGGTCAACCTGGCCGGGGCATCCAATCCTCTGACACTGAGTTCGCTCAGCGCAGAGTTTGAAATGGCTCCAGGCGACACGCTCAGTCTGGAAGCTGATGGTGGCGGGGCTACTGTCGAGGCCGTCCCGCAGGGTCTGCTGGTGTTGGAGATCGGCTAATGGCTGGAGGTAAGTCCCTCTACTCAGAGGCCTACTACAAGAACCCCGCTCGGCAGGTCTACGAGGGCTCTTTCGAGACTGACGGATCAGGCGCGCCCATCAATCTGGTGGGCGCGGGCTTCTCGGTCAGTACCCCCTCCACAGGCGTCTACACGATCACTCTGACGGACGGCCCGTTCAAACGGGTGATTACGGCAGAGGCCTGGCTGGAGGAGGACCTCACCAGCTCGTCGAAGCGCGCGTTCGTCAAGGACGCGCAACTGCTGCTCACGACCAAGACGTTCGAGGTAGTCACCCAGAGCCAGGCGGGGACGGCCGCCAACCTGAATGGCCCTCGAGTAAATTTCCGAGTCGTGGTCAGCGCTAGCGCGGTGAGCAGGTAATCATGCCGATGGCAGACATGCTCGGAAGCATGAAGTCGGAGCCAGAGTCCTCACCCGGCATGGGCGAGGACGACGGCGAGAGCATGGCCAAGGAGGAGGCGGGCAAAGCGCTCGCCTCCGCCCTGGGCATGAAAGGTGAAGTGGACGGCAAAGCTGTCTGCGAAGCCGTGAAGACAATCTTAGAGCTCGAGTCTTACGACGAAGAATGAGCACGCGGCTCACTTACGCGCAAATTGCTGAGCTGGTTCGGCAACGAGCGGACCTGGAAAATAGTACGTTCGTTGTCGACGGCTCGGCTGCGTCTGGTGAGCTGTACAGTGCGATCCACCTGGCGGCCGAGCAGCATTACCACCAGCTGAGCTCGCTCCGTGACGAGCTGTTTCTGGCCGTCGGAACCATCACGACCGTTGCGGGCACGGTGGCTTACAATCTCGCGTCCTCCAACAATCCGTACAACGTGAAAATCATCGCGGTGCGCCTCACGGTAGGCGACTACAAGTGGCCGCTGCAGCCATTCGACGCGACACGGATCACGACGTCCAAAAATCACTCGTGGGGAGCGGGACTGCTGCCGCGCTACAGGCATCGCCAGTCCAAATCCACAGGCGACTACCTCGAATTTGACCCGCCGCCAGCCGGCGTACACACCGTGACTGTCGAGTATCTGCCCGAGTGGACCAAGCCGACGACCACCTCTGAGACAATGCAGCTGCCATTTCCAGAGTGGGTGGTGCTCGACGCTGCAATTCGTCTCGCGGCTAAGGAGGAGCGCGACGCTAGCGACTTAGTGCGCGAGCGCGAGCTACTGGCGCAGCGCATTCAGTCGTGGGCAGCGCCGACGGACCAAAATTGGCCGAAGGGCATCGCGGACCATCGCGCCAATGAGGACACCGACTCTGATTGGGGCATGGATGGCTGGTGAGCGCATCAGGACGATCCAGCTCGAGCGGCCGAGCGCTGGGCAGAGTGCGGAAGACACGCGCCTGCAGGACGCGATCGAGCGCTCACTGCGCAAGGTCCTGCCTGAGTGGGCGCGCGGCTCTCAACTCGTCAAGGACGTCACGTTTACGAGTGGCCAGACGTCGTACGTCGCGCACAATCTCGGCCGTGCACACAAGGACTGGATCTTGGCTCGCGTGCGGACGGCTACTGCCAATCTATTCGAAATCGATGCTGCGCACGCTGACTGGAGCGAGGCCCGCGCGAGCACCCACGTACAGCTACGCGCTGGCGCTAGTTTCACTGCTGACTTGGTGGTGTGGTGACATGCCGCCTGTACCTTATTCCGTCGTCCATCACCCGTTCGTCGGGCCGCTCGATGAATCCGTAGAGCCAGCGCTCCTGGAGCAAGGCTTTACGGAGATCGAAAACGGTTCGTTCGAAGAACAAGGCAAGATCCGCAAACGCCCCGGCACGACGGAGCTCAATAGCGCGCTTTCAGGTACACCGGACGTAGAGCGATTCATCAAATGGAAAGACGCGCTGCTCGTTGCAACGGGCCAGGCTTCGGGACGACTATTGCGGCCGAACGCCTCGACAATGCTCGAGGTCACTCAGCAGATGAGCGAGTGCACGGTGCGCAGAAAAGCGATCGAGCGCTCTATTCAGGACAACGTCTTCAACCCCGAAGTGGCGTGGTCGAACGGTTACTTCGTTTACGTGTGGCAGGCGCAGGGCGGCATCTGGTGTCGTGTCACAGACGACTCTGGACGCACGTACTTGTTCGATCAGAACCTGAACAGTTTGACGGGGATCAAGAACCCTCGCGTGGCTGTGAATGGTAATTACGTCCTGGTCTGTTATCAGGCCACGAGTGGCACCGACCAACTGCGCGGTAGGATCATCGACTGTTCGACAGTACCTACCATCAGCAGTGAGACAACGCTGCTCAGTGACATTTTTTCGTCGAAAATTGGGGCCTACGACATCTCGCACAACGGCGCGGCGGCCGGCGAATTCCTCCTCGCATACATCAATCTGAGCGACGAGCGTGTTGGGCGCAAGGTTACGACTACGGGCGGAGCGGCGCCGGTGCTCGGCTCAACCTGGCGAGCGGCCCAGGCGGCACTCGCTGCGCACACTCGTATTTCGGTCCTGCAGGCGCAGCCAAGCGGCACGCCGGCAGGGGTCCTCGCGTTTGTCGACAGCGGCTCGGTGCGTGTCGAAATCTACAACACTTCTTCGGGCGCGCAGATACTCGCGGCCACCTCGCACATCCCTGTTGGAGCGCTCGAGGCCGGCACCGGGATTGCGAAGATCACTGAGTTATCGTATCTGATTGTTGGACACGAACAGGGCACCTCCTCGACACCACAGATCCTATGGTGGAGATGGATTACGAGTGCCGGAGTTCAGGGTATTACGCGCAGCACCGCACGCTTGCGGCTAGAATCCAAGCCTTGGACGATGCCGCTGGACATCTCCGGGACAGACCGCCAGTTTTGCGTCGTCAGCACAGAGGACGTCTTCGCTGTTGTCGAGCTCGCCGATACTGACGCTTCAGCGCGACCCGTGGCCACCTTCGGCAAGTCGCAGCAGAACACCTTTGGGCTAGGGTCAGGGCCGCGGCATATGCCGTCCTGGGTGTCGGCCGACACATTTCGCAGACACACCGGCGTGTATCTGCAGGCGGCAGGCGCCGAGACGCACGGCGCCGGCGACCACGTGATCCTGGACTTCGACGACTCGGCGCGCTACCAGGCTGCCGAGTCAGGGGATCTCGCGTATTGGGCGAGCGGGCTCGTGCAGTACACAGACGGCGACAATGCGCACGAGTCTGGATTTCTCCAGACGCCTCAGATCCATGCCTCGAACGGCACAGGCACCGGGCTCGTCGCCAATGACATCTACGACTACGTGCTCGTGTACGAGTGGTTCGACCGTTGGGGCAATTATCACCAGAGCCCGCCGAGCGAAGTCGAGCGGCATACCGTGCCGGACGCCGGCGGCAGCCAGGGCACGGTCGACCTAGACCTCGAGCACCTGTCTCTCACGCTGCGGCAACGCCAGACGGCAACACAACGTCGTGTCCAGCTCGCCGTGTATCGCGCCAACGTCTCAGTGGCTGGAGCGCCGGCGAGCGAAGTCGGCGTCTTCTATCGTGAGTACACTATCGTTGGGACGCCTGCAGCGCGCGACAATGACCCGCAGCGACTGTCTTTTCAGACGATCAACGACAACGGGACCCAGTTTTCCAACGCTAACCCAACGCTCTACACGAGCGGCAATGTGCTCGAGCAAGACGTGGTGTATGGCGGCGGCCGCGCTCTGGTGCGTCACAAGGCGCGTATCTGGGTCGGCGGCGGGGAAGAGCCGGACGTGCTCTGGTATTCGCAAGAGGAGACAGAGGGCCGTCCAGCGGAATTCAATCTGGCTCAGCAGGTGCGCATTCCTGGCGAAGAGGTGAACGCACTCGCGAGCCTCGACGACGCACTGATTGCGTTTTCGAAGGACCGTATCTACGCGATCTTCGGCGAGGGGCCAAACAGCACAGGCGACCCTCAGAGCGGCAGCTTCACTGTGCCGATCGTGGTTCATTCCGACGGCGGCTGCGACCAGCCGCGTGGCACTGTCTCGACACCACTGGGTGTGTTTTTCGTAGGGCGCCAAGGCTTCTACCTGCTCGACCGATCGCGGTCGGTGCAGTTCATCGGCGACGCGGTACAGGACACTTTTGCAGCGTTCCCGCAGGTGCGCTCGGCAACGTACGTGCAGCACCGCGGAGAGATCCGATGGCTCGTGCGCAACGCTGCCGAGACAGCGTGGCGCGTGATCGTGTTCGACTTCGAGTCAAAAAAATGGGCCGTCTGGAAGTACGCTACAGAACGAATCGGAGCCGACAGCGCGTACAGTGCTGGCTCGTGGTACTACGTGGCCAAGGACGGCGTCGTCGCTCAGGAGACCAGTACCTATACCGACGATGGTAATTGGTACGGCGTCAAGGTGACCACCGGCCACTTGAGTTTTGGCGACTGGCAAACGTTGAAGCGCCTCCGGCGGGTAAGAGTCATGCTCGAGCGTCGTGGCACCGGTGGCTGCGCTTTGCAGCTAGCGCGCAACGGAGCGGCGTTCGGTGCCCCGACTGACAGTGATACGTTTGTCTGGACCGAGGCGGAGGTGGCGGCTCTGGTCGAGGCCGGCATGCGAGCGCACGTCGACAAGCAAAAGGGCCATCGCTACCAGATTCTTGTGGGTGAGGTTGAACCGGCGTCGCCGGACGAGGGCCTAGCCTTCATTGGATTTAGCTACGAAGTCGGTATGCGGACTGGAGTGCAGCGCGCGCCGAAGGCGGACAGTAAATAATGTCGTCAATCGATTGGGAAGGTGGACTCGCGGGCGCAGGCACGGGCGCTGCGATAGGCTCATTCGGCGGCCCAATAGGCACCGGAATCGGTGCAGCCGGCGGATTTGTCCTCGGCTCTGGACTGCTCGGCGGCGGCATGAGCGGGCAAAATAAACGCGGCGTGCGGGGACAAATGCTGAACGTCAACCAAGCCGACCAAGCGCGCCAACTGCAGATGCGCGGACAGCAACAGATGTTTTCCGAAGAGCTCCGTCGGCGCGCGATGGGACAAGGCCCGAGTGTGGCCGAGCGGCAGATGGGCGCCGGAATGGGGCAGCAAATCCAGGCCTCGCGCAGCGCAGCTGCAAGCGGGCGCGGCGGCAATGTCGGGCTGACACAGCGGCTCGCGTCACAACAGGCCGCGCAAGGCACCGCGAATGTAATTCGCGACGCCGGCATGCTGCGTGCGCAGGAGATGCAGACCGCAGGACAGACGTACGCAGGCGACTTGGATCGTCAGCGCGCGGCGGACCTGCAAGCGCGTGGATTTTCAATCGACGAAGCGCGAGCGCAGCTCGAAGCGGACCGCGAGCGCGAGCGCCTCGAGGCGGAGCGCGCGGAGGGCAATGTGCAGCGCCGCCAACAATTCCTGGGCGGATTAATGAGTGCCGCCGGCGGCGCACTGAGTGACCGGCGCGCGAAAGAAGACATCAAGCCGATGTATTCGGACTTCTTTTCGAAGGAGCCCGACGAGGCCGCCACCTTCGGGCGTCAGCTTCGAAGCGCACTCGCACCGGCGCCGGCGGCCGCGCCGGTGGCAGCCGCGCCCGCACGCTCGCAAGAGGAGGTCGTCCGGCGTGCCGTCGAGCAGGCGCGGCAGAACGAGCAGACGCGCGCCCCGGCGCAGAAGAAAGACGAGGGGAGTTCCGGAATCGGCTCGGCGCTGTCGTCGCTCGGCGGGTCGTTGCTGAGCGACTTCACGGCAAAGGAGCTACCGCCGCTAAAAGCCGGTGTCCCGACTGCGCGATTTCCGGACGTGTCCGCAGAAGAGAACAGAGCAGCCTTCGAGCCAGTCGAGCCGGTGCGGTATCGGTACAAGCCGGAGGCGGCGGAGCGTATGGCGCTCGAACAGGGCGCGACGCCTGACGAGCAGGCGATGGTCTTCGACGACAAACGCGCGCCACGCAATGGAATCATCGCGCAAGACCTCGAGCGCTCGCCAGCGTTTGATGACTCGGTAGTTGAGACGCCAGCGGGCAAAGCTGTCGACCGCGACCGTGCGTTAAGCGAGATGCTCGCGCAAGGCGCCGGCTTCGACAAGCGGCTGAAGGAGCTCGAGGCATACCTCCAGAGCGCTGAGAGCAAGCGATTGAAGAAAGCTGCGGAGGTCAAGCGCTGATGGCGTACGACCCGCTCGACCTTGAGGCGTTTCGGATCGCGAATGATATGTCGCTGCCGCCAGAACAGCGGCAGCAGATGATCGATGAGCTCTATGCTCAGCCGGCTGGTGTGCCGTCGCTCGGCGACGTGGGCGCAACGGCGCAGGCACTGGCCGCACCCAGTGATGCAATGATCCCACAGGGCGCACAACTTGGCCCTGTGGCGACGCCTCAGCTGGGCATGCATCGTCAAGATGTAGTGCCGGAGTCGGCGCCAGTAGGCGACGTGCAGGCTGTGCAGCAGGCGCTTGGCGTGCAGCCGCAGCAACCGGCGCCGCCGGCGCAACCAGCTGCACCACAAATCCGTTTTGCTGGGCAGCCTGGCGCGCCGCAAGCGGGTGGCGGATTCCAGCTGCCGCCCATGCCGCAGCAACGCACCGTCAAGGTCGGGACGAACGAATTTCAGCCAAGCCAACGAAACATCCAGACGCAATTCGCGCCGAAGATGGCCGAGGAAACCGAGGCGGCTCTAGCCGAGGCCGAACAGGCACAGGGCGAAGCTGCGGTGAAGGTTGCGGAGGAAGGCTACGAGGCCGGCAAACGGATCAATCTGCAGCGCACACTGGCGGAGGGATACAAGGCAGGACTCGCCGACGATCAGGCGCGAAGTGAACGCGACCGGGCGGCGCAGCTGCAGAAGTACGAGCAGAGCTATCGTGCTTTCTCCGACGAGGCAGCTGCACAGTCCAAGATCGATCCGGACCGATACTGGGCGAACAAGAGCACCGGCGACAAGGTGATGAGCAAGCTCGCGATTGCGCTTGGTGCGCTCGGCAGCGCCATCACCGGACAGCCCAACATCGCGTGGGAGCAAATCAAGCTCGAGATAGACAACGATATCCTGGCGCAACGCGAGAATGCGCAGATGCTCGGCCGGCGCGCGGAGCAAGAGCGCACGATTTACCAGATGGCGCAGGAGCGATTCGGTGACGAACGGCTGGCGGAGCTCGCTGCGCTCGAGGAAGCGTATCGACAAACCGACAGAAACCTGGAGGTTTTCGCCGAGAGCGCTCGAACCGAAGAACGCAAAGCACAACTCGACGCCCTGCGCGCGGAAGTTCAGAAGAGCGCCGTCGAGGCGCACGCCGAACGTGAGCTCGCACAGCAGGACAAGATTGCGATCAGCGAAGCACAGCGCTTTGACCCGGTGCGCTATGTGCAGAGCGGAGGCGACCCGCTCAAGCAGCTCAAATACACGCTCGACCTCGTCAACACGAGCAAGGCGCTGCAGAAGGCGACCTCGCCCGAGCAAGCTGTCGACCCGTCGCACAAGCTCTATGTGCCAGGACTCGGCTACGCACGCACGCATCAGGACGCGCAGTCAATGCGCGAGTTGCAGGCGAATTTTGAAGAGACGATGGGCTCGTTCGACGAAATGGAAAAGATGCTCGGCCAAAAGGGCAGGCTTGTTCCGTTCAGTGCGACGCGTGCGAGTGCAGACTCTCTCCAGGCACAAGTACAGACCGGGATAGCGAAGTCGTATGGCGGGATCATCACGGAAAGCGACCTGAAAGCCGCGGCACGCGAGAGCCCATCTATCACCAGCACCGACATTGCTGGCGGCGAAGCGGCACGCCTCAAGCGCGCCCGAGAAAAATTCATCCGACGCTACGAGGCGCACATCAAGAGCAAGGTCACCGCTCAGCCGCCTGAGAATGTCGGGCCCGAGCCTCAGCCTAGGGCAGAAGGTCGCTGATGCCGGTCACCATGTACACGCCCGACGGGCAAGCCGTGCAGGTGCCGGAGGACCAGGCGCTCGCGGCGTACCAGTCTGGACAGCTGGGGCTGCCGGAGGGCGCGACGCTCAATGTCCGCGACCGAGCGGGCAACGTGCAGGCGCTCGGGCTCGACGAGCTCGGCGGCCTCACTGCAGGCGTGCACCGAGTGGAGTCTCCTGAGGAGACCGAGGCGCGCATGCTGCAGGAGCAGCACGGCGGACTCGGGTCTCAGGTCGTGACCGGCGTCGAGTCAGGGCTAGGAGCTGCCACTCTGGGTGGCTATGACGTCGTCGCGTCCGAGCTCGGCGGCGAGGAGTACAGGGAGGCGCGCCGCGCGCGCGAGGCGGCTAACCCGAGCGCAGCGATGGCCGGCGAAGTGGTCGGCACGGTAGCCCCGTTGCTTGCCTCCGGCGGAACCTCTTTGGCGGCCCGTGGAGCGGCCGCGGTGGGCGCCCCGGTCAGGGCTGCAGCGGCGGCCGGAGAAGCGGCAGCGGGCCTCTCAGGCCGGGCATTAGCTCGTGTGGGAGTGACCGGCGAGAGCGTGCTTGGACGCGGCGTGCAGCGAGCTGCACAGCTCGGGGCCGGCGGCGCCGTCGAGGGTGGCGCGTACGGCGCTGGACAGGTGCTCTCAGAGGCCGCGCTCGCCCCGGACGGCAACTACGACCGCCTGGGGGAACGCCTGATTGCAGGCTTCAAAGAGGGGGCAAAATTCGGGGCTCTGGCAGGTGGCACGCTCGGCCTGGGCCTCGGAGTGGGCGGAGCGGTCGCGGGCGCGGCAGCGAGGCGCGTAGGCGGCGCAGAGGGTGCCCGCAAGCTCGCCGGGGACCTGAGCGAATTCTCGGCCGTCAAGGCGATCGACCCGAGCAAAAAGGCGACCCGTGAGCTGGGGAATACTGGGCGCCGGCTCTCAACTGGACGAGAATTGTTAGACACCGGAATAGTTAGTCCAGGGGCCTCCACGCAACAAATGCTTTCACGTGCAACGGCGGTGAAGCAGGAAGCTGGGGAGCGGATAGGTTCGCTGCTTCGGCGTGTCGACGAATCTGGCGCTCGTGTTGACGCGGCAAAGATGTTTGGCCAGCTCGACGAGCTGACAGGGTCGCTACGCAAGAGCTTGTCGGTCGCAGACAACCGGATCGCAGACAGGCTCGACGAGACGCTCTCCAATCTTCGGAGTGCAACCAAGACGCCGGCCGAGCTAGCCGAGCTCGGCGTCAAAGGCGGCAAAGCGCGCCAGCTCACGTTTGAAGAGCTGCATCAGTTTCGCGCGCGGCTCGACGCGGACATCAACTGGGCGCGCGTCGAAGCGCCGCCCGCGGCTGAGCGACTGCGCGAGGTGCGACGCATTCTCGAGGACACGATCGAAAAGCAAGCTGACGAAGCGGCGCGCAAAGTCAATCGGGTCGACGAACTCGGGCTCAAGAACGCCGAGTACCTGCGCGAGGGCATGCGGGACCTAAAGGCCTTTCGCCAGGCATTCGACGGAGCCACACCCGAGCAGGTGCAACGGATCGCACGCGGAGAGGTGCCGACACTTACAGGCCGAAAATTCGAACCTGTGCGAGTCAACATCGATCCGGACGGAACGATTCATTTGTCCGACGGCAGGCACCGTATGCTCGCGGCCGACGAGGCTGGAGCGACGGAAATACTCGCGCATGTGCGTCGCTTCGACGACGCAGGCAACGTAGTTAGTGAGTTCACGCGGCCGGTTAGTATCGGCGCTTCGAAAGGAGCCGGCCCCGGCTTTTTGCAGGAATACCAGGCCGCAAAGAAGACGTACGGCGCCTCACGCTGGGCTGAGCGACAGCTGACCGACAATCTCGCACGCGGGCAAACCAATCGCGTGTTTGGTCTGACTGACACGATTGCGGCAGTCGGCGGCACGGTGCTCGGTGGCGGTTCTGTGGCGGGGCTCGCTGCAGGCGCCGGGCTCGCGCTCGCGAACAAGGTGGTCCGCGAGAAAGCCGCAGGCGTAATTGCAGTGCTCGCCGACCGCGTCGCGAAGGCGGACGTCAAGCTTGGCAAAGGCGTCAAAAAATTCCTCAGGCCCGTCGAGCGCGCGACGCGCGCAGAAGCACTCGCCGAAGGCGCCGAGGCGCAGGTCGAACGCAAGGCGAAGGTCGACCGAATCCTCGGAGCAAAGAAGGGTGAGCCGCGCGTGGAGGCCTACCGCCGAAAGCTTGCGCAAATCAGCGAAGCGGCGCAGCAAGGACCGCGCGCGATCGAGCAGAAGATTGGCAACATCGCCAGCGTCGCGCCGAATGCTGCGGTGGGCATGGCGGCGGCTCTGAGTCGCGGCAATCAATACCTGCAGCAGGTCGCGCCGACGGGGCTAGTAGACACTGAGAGCCTCGTGCCGCACCTGCAAAAGCCTCTGGTCGACCCCGTGTCATTGGCCAAGTTTGCGCGCGCCGTGCAGGTCGTCGAGGATCCATTGAGCGTGCTCGACGAGCTCGAGGCGGGCACGCTGACGCGCGACCACGTGCAGGCGTTGCGCAACGTTTATCCGGAGGTCTACCAAGACATCCGGATGAAGTTCGCCGACGAGCTCAGCAAACTCAAGGCGCCCCCGCCGTACGAGCGTCGCATCCAGATGGGCACATTGTTCGAGTTGGCGACTGACAAGTCGCTCCGGCCGTCGTCCATAGCGACCGTGCAGCAGGGGTACGCCGCGCAAGCCGAGCAGGCGCCGCCGCCGCCAGGCGCACCGATGCCTCAGTCGACCATGGCCGAGGCAATCAAGACCGAATCTCAAAAACTCGCTTCAGGAGGATTGGATCAGCCATGAGCAAAGGCAACACATTCGAAAACGACCTGCTGAAGTTGATCTTTAACGCCACCGCGATCGCTAACCTTGCAGACAACGCCGGGACGGGTCCGCTGACTAATCTGTACGTCGCGCTACATACAGCCGACCCGGGCGAAGCCGGCACGCAGGACACGAACGAGGCCGATTACACCAGCTACGCGCGCGTCGCGGTGGCTCGGACCTCTGGCGGTTGGACGGTTAGCGGAAACCAGGCAGAAAACGCGGCCGAGGTAGCGTGGCCAGAAGCAACTGGCGGCAGCAACACGATCACCCACTGGTCGATTGGCGTCGCTAGTTCAGGCACGACCAAAATCCTTTACTCTGGCGCCCGTACGGGTGGCGGCTTGGCTGTTAGCACCGGCATTCAGCCGACGGCTGCGGCTGGGGCTCTGGTCGTGACTGAGGACTGATGTCAACCGAGACTCTTGCTCCCGACGCGATACTCGTCCAGACGCTGCTTGATGGCGCCGTGACCGATATCGACGAGTCCGTTGATTCACCAGACGGCAATTGGTGCGTCTACAACAGCGCGTCGTCGAACAACACAGATCTGCGCGTCAGTTTCCCGAGTCCGACAGGGGACCCGAATACAGGCGCCGATCTGCAGGCGTTTCGCGCATGGGTCCGGAAAACTGCCAGCGGCGGAAACAGCGCGCTCTATTCGCTCGAGTTGTGGGAGAACGGATCTGAAGTAGCGGTGCTCGCCACGGGCGAGGTTACGTCCACGTCTGGCGAGGAGATCAGCGGAACCTGGAATGCGGCGTCTCTCAGCACTGCGGACGGCTCCGCGGTAGAGTGCAGGGTATCTCAGACCAGCGGTGGCTCCAGCGGCCCCGGCGGTAACAGAAGGCGCATCGAAACCGGCGCGGTCGAGTGGGTCGCTGATTACACAGCAAGCTCACCTCCGAATGACATTGCGGGTCAGTCCGACGGCACGTCTACAGTCGCCGTGGCGCTGTCTGGGGCGGGCTCCATCTCGGGCACTTCTGCTGGCGCGGCCACGGTAACCGGAGCCTTTTCGGCCTCTGCCCCTGTTGCCGGCCAGAGCGACGGCGTAGCGACGACATCGGGCGAGATTGCGGGCGCAGGCTCAGTGGCTGGCGAAAGCGCAGGAGCGACCGACGTCGCGGCAGCAATCACAGGTTTCGGAGCTGTCGCAGGCACGGCCGCTGCGGAGGCCACTGTAACCGGCAGCATCACAGGTGGCGCAGAGGAATCCATCAGTGGTACAGCCGAAGGCGCTAGTGCTGTCTCTGGCGAGCTCGCCGGCATTGGATCGATCGCTGGCCAGAGTGACGGGGTCGGAACTTCCGTTGGAGAAATCTCCGGCGAGTCCTCCGCTGCCATGGCGGGTGTCTCAGCCGGTAGCTCTACTGTCACGATGTCACTGTTCGGCACGGGCAGAATTTGGGGCATGTGCGATGGTCTCTCGTCCGCAACTGCTTCGATCACTGATCCATCAAATCCGCCACCCAGGCACTGCCGGTCGTCCTTGAGAATCGGAATCCGATAACGGAGAAATCATGTCCGCTAGAGCAAACAACGAAATTTTTCCCAGTCCAGCCTACCGCACGGCGTGGACCACCACTCCGGTCGACTACGACATTCGAGCCAACGACCCGACGCGCGACAACACTCCTGGACGACCGTGTCGTCAGATTGTTATCGCTACCGCAGGAACTCTGGTCGTCACCGGACCTGACGGCACCGATGTAACGCTACCGTCGGGACCTTTGGTCTGGGACATCCAGGCGATTGCTCTGGTCGCAAGCGGGACGACTGCCCAGGGAGTCGTGGTGCTCTGGTGACGCCAGACCAGGCCACTGAAGCTTACCGCGCGCTGTGCCTCGGAGAGGTTCCGTTGGAGCCTGAGCCTCTCCTCGAGGAACAGACGGCAGCGACGGGTGAGCCGGAGCAAGTGCTGGTCCTGAAACACGAGCTGAGCGCTAGGTGCCAGGAACTGAATGCAGCGCGCGCCGAGATTGCTCGGTTGCAGCAAGAGCTCTCAGTGGTCGAGAGCCTTCGAAGGCAAATCCTGTCTTTGCAAAATGAACTCGCGCGTGCTCGCGAGGCGGGAAACCGTTACGACATGATGCTTGCTATGCTGAGGAGAAAGTTCGCATGTTGAGCGACCAGCAAACCATCGCGCTCCAAAATTGGATTCGCGGTAGCCTTGGCCACGCGGAGAGCCCCTCGACGCGACACATCGAGGATGCAGCAAACGCGTTGGTCGCGATGGCCAAGACAATGGTCGTGGTGACCGAATTCGGCGCCTCCCCCAGCGCCAGCGCGGCGGTGAACGTCGCGGCCATCAATGCGGCGCTCGTGGCTGCCGCAGTAAGGAATGGCGTGGTCGTTATCCCGCCGGGCGTGTACGACTGCGACGCAGGCGACATTACGATCCCGAGCGGTGTTACGTTGGAGGGGCTGGGGGATGGGGTTGTTTTTCTCAATGCGCACATAGTGGCGGCCGGGTCGGCGGGGAGTGAGATTGCATTCACTGCGCCGGCTAGCAAAGGTGACACCACGATATCGATTCCGGCGACCGGCTTGGACAACCAGTGGCTTAGGATCGCGAGTGTCATCAACGCTAACAGCTCCGACGCCGGCATCGATCAGCTGGGGCGGGTTTCGTCGCAACACAGTTACCTCGCAGAGTTCGTTAAAGTGAAAACGGGTGGGGCCTCTTCGGCGACTCTATACGCACCAATTCTTTGGCCGTACTCCAATACGCCAGGCAGTGACACGGACGGATCGTTCGCGACTTCCGTAGCGTTTCCTGTGACGTTTCACGAGGGCGGCCGCTTGCGCCGAATTGGAATCCGCGGCAAACGGTCGGCAGAAAATGACATCGTAAATCTGACGTGGTGTCGCGACTTCGTGATCGAGGATTGCACGATTGACGCCAATGATCTGACGGTCCAAAACGTGCGCATGGACTACTGCTTGGACTGTCACGTTCGTAACAGTCGGCTACCTGGCAAGCTCACTTCCATGCCAGGCGGAAGCTCTGCAAACCAGGTCATTATCGCTAGCTGCACCAATTGCACCGTGAACGATTGCACCCTCGAAGGCGGAAACCAAACTGTCGATGTTACCTATGTGCTGAACGATTCAACGTATCGCGGAGGGCCCTCCGTGTCGTGCGGCGCAGTGGGCTGCACGGCGTATGGCGTGCAAGGGGGCGCGGGCGGCGATGGCTTCACAGATCACGAGGGCTCATGGAAGCCTTTCTGGATCAACTGTACCGCGATAGGTGCGCAGCAGTGTGTGAGAATCAGGTCCCGTGGTGCAGTGGTTGCCAACTGTCGACACGTGGGCCTAGGAGCCACTGGGGCTGGGGTTCTAATTCAGGAAGCGGCCGTGTTCGAATCTGACGTCCACGATAACCAACTGCAGGGCAGCCTTTACGGCATCAACTACGACCCCGACACTTCCACGACCTATAACGCATTTCAGGCTCTAATTGGGCGCGGCGGGTGCCATATTCACCACAATGCTATTTCGGACACGACTAGCAACGGCATCACGATCGACACTGCGCCAGCGTTGGCAACGTTGTTTGGGCCGACTGTGGAGTACAATGTTATTCGCAGCCCCGGCGCTCACGGTGTTCGTATTGAAGCGTACAATAACGGAACGATTGTCAGGTACAATAGCATTTCTGATGTGCCGGCCACTGGACGCGGCGGCGTCAGCTGGGGGCTGAACATAAAAAGACTGCACATCGGACCAAATCACATCTTCAATGTTGATGCCTCAAGCAGTGCGTTGCGCGGGAGTAGCGTAGGCTCATTCATCACAGACAGCACCACCTTCCCCGGTGGGGAGTCCGATGCTGAACTGACCATCGAGCCACAGTTTACTGACTCCACTCTGGGAAATATCGTCAGAAATAACTCGTGCTTCGTGCAAGCGCAAGTCGCGGGATGGCAGCCATTCGTCGCCGGCATCGGCAACGCTGCGCCCACTCTCGACAGGTCATCCATAGGCATTTGGCTAGATGGCGAAGTGCTAAAGCTGAGCCGTCGTGATTCGGGGAATCTTCTGCGCGTCAACATTGCCGTGATGACTGGCTCGGGCACGCCGGAGAGCGCGGTCACCGCTCCGGTCGGCTCGCTGTACGTTAGGACAGACGGCGGCTCCGGCACAACGCTGTACGTCAAAGAAACTGGCACTGGGAACACAGGGTGGGTCGCGAAGTGACCTACCGCCGGAGGCGCAATGCGATTCGTTTTAGGTGTGGGCTGGTTTTGTCTCTACTTGTCCTGCAAGTCTGCGCATGTGGTACTTCGCGCGGGCGCGACGCTTGTTTCGCCGCTGTCGAGGCGGAGGCCAATGCCGAGTCGGATCGAGTCATCGATTCGGGAATTTGTGACGGCTACTCGACCGCGAGCGATTGCCCGGCATGGGTGACCGCCATGCAAAAATACGACGCCATGTATCTGGGGTGCCCATGACGCCAGCGCAGGGACTGTCGATTGTTGAGAAGGTCCTCGACTTAGTCTTGCGCCTGCTCCCATCGAGTAGCGCCAAAGCCGACCTGCTCGACAAGCTCGAGCGTAAGGCGGCGGCCAAGCGGCGCACCTTGCGGCGCGCGAACGAAAGGCTGAGACGATGAGATTTTACCTCGGCGCTCGATCGTTGCTCCGTCTGCGTGGTGTCCATCCTGACCTCGTGCGAGTCGTCAAGCGCGCGATCGAAATCACGACGGTCGACTTCACCGTGCTTGAGGGACTGCGGTCAAAGAAGCGTCAAGAGGCACTGTTTGCACAGGGCGCGACGCGTACGCTGAACAGTCGCCATCTCACTGGACACGCGGTGGACATCGCGCCGTGGATCAACCGCAAACCGAGCTGGCATTGGCCGCACTACCACGAGCTGTCGCCGCACATATTCCGAGCCGCGGAAGAGCTCGACGTGCCCATTGAATGGGGCGGACATTGGGCAAATTTCCTCGATGGTCCACACTGGCAGCTACCGCGAAAGGTCTACCCATGAACGGCATTCGCGACGCCATCAACGGCGCAATCGACTCCCTCCGCCCAGAATGCCTGGCAGAGCTGAGTAGGCTCCTGGAGTCTATCGCGGCGCATCCGGCACCGAGCGCCGCCATCAAAGTTGCGCAGGGCTCGGTCGAAGCGTCGCGCAAGATCTGGGAAGACGATGAGGAGATGGAGGACGTGGACCCGTGAAACAAGAGCTCTCCGTCACCGGCAAGCAACAGCTCTCCCAAATCCAAGAGCGCGTTGCGCAGATCCAGGACGAGGTTTCCGACTTAATCAAGCAGATGCGGCTGCTCAGCATAAACGTGGATATCTTGCGGGGAGAAATGAAAGAGCTCAAATTGCTGCTCGCGAACCTCGGGAACCTGATGCAGCTGCCTGCAGCTGCGCCACGTGCTGACGAGGATGACCGCGACACTCCAGTGGAGGATGAATGATCAACTTGCCTCGTCTACTGACCAGCTCGAAATCGCAAAACGCATGGTTCGCCATCGCCGGCATGTTTGTGTTAGCCGCATTCGGCAAGATCACTTTTGAGCAGCTGACCTGGGCGGTGACCGCGATCGTCGCGGCGCTCAATGGCTCCGTGGCGCTGGAAGACGCGGCGTCAAAGCGGGCGGGGCTCGACCCGAAGACTGGACTGCCTTCCGTGCGCCCGCCGCCGAGTGAAGTGCCCGGGTATCCCACCGACAAGCTGCCGCCGCCGCCGGGCGTGCCGGCGGACGTCTATCTACCGTCACCGACCAAGTCGCTGAAATGAGCAGCGACACGAACAGCGACCGACCGCGCGCAATCAGTCGCATGTTCCCTAAGCAGCCGACGCTGCCGGCACTCTTTGACGCCTCGCAGGCACAGGCTCGTCAATTGTTCGCAATCCTCGAAGCAAACAAGAATCGAATCCAGGCGGAGCGCGAAGCTCGTGAACGGTTCGCCGAATTGACGCGCTCGTTGCAGGCCGAGCTCGACAAGCTCGAGGGGTCGATTCTCGCAGTGCGCGCCAAGCTGCATGAATTCGAACTCAAGCAAGCGACACGCGCTGTGCCCGAGGCGCTAGAGAAGGGCGCCGAGCGCGTGAAGTGGACCATTCTCGCCGCGCTTGGGATGGCTCTGATCGCATTTCTGAGCGCCGCGCTCACCAGACTTATAATTAAGTGAAGGAGTAAACCAATGGCACTGATTATCACGATCCTCATTTGCGTAGCCGTCATCCTGCTAGGAGCAATAGCATCCAAACCTGTTGGATGGATTGCCGTGGCCTTCGGCTTGCTCGCGATGCTATTCGCGATCCTGGGACCGTTATTGTGATCGAAGTCCTGTTAGCAGTCTTGCTTTCGCTGCCGGTGCACTTCACGGACCGCGACGAGCCGCCGTGTGAACGGCAGGAGCGTATGCACGAGGTTGCGAAAGCCATTCACGCTGCCACCGAGCGCGCCACGGGCACGGTTTGGAAGGGCACGAGAACCGAGCTTGCGGCGGCGCTCATCACACTTGGCAAGCACGAGAGTTATTTTGCGGCCTATGTCGGTAGCGGGAATTGTTTATCCGGCCCGTCCGGGGCCCGGTGCGACCTCGACCCTCGAACGGGTCAGCCACGGGCGCGCTCCTACTGGCAAATCTGGCAGGTGGCATGGCCGCCACTCTGGCGACTCGAGCCCGGCACGCCTGAGGCACTCCAGGAGGCCGCCTACGGCGCCGCCGTGCGATGGGCTGGCGCCTGGTACCGATGCCGCGACCGGGCTCCCACGTCGGCCGTGGGCGCGTTTGCGGGCTACGGTGGCGCCAGCTGCGTGACACCCAAGTCAACGCATCGCGCAGTCACGTGGCATCGCGTCTTGCGGAGGATTCGGACACCGCCCGGTCTCTAACGCGCCGTCAGGGCCAGAATCTGGAGTCGGAGCTTGCCACGCTCCGTGTAGAGGGCCTCTGTCGCGGTGCCGCGGGCTTGGGCCTGTGCGATCGTTCGGTCGAGGGTTGCGAGGGAGAGTCGGAGTCCAGAGAGGGTCTGTGTCGTCGTCATATTTATATTCTCGCCGAGAAGTCTCAAAAAAATCGCTCAAACTCGTCCTGACTCTCGCCGCATCGCTCCCACAGCTCCAGGCACTCCTGGAGTGGGATACGCCTGACGATCTTGGCTTTGCGGGGGTCTATTCGCACGCCCTCGACGTCCCCGTTCGACCAGTGTCCTGGCGCTTCGATCACTACCACCTCGTCCCCGTACAGCTCCGGCGCGACGTCTGGGCAGCAAACCTGATATGCGTACAGGAAGACGTCCACACCCGGCTGCCCGCTCTCCTCGCTGTCCTCGGAGCGGTGGCCACTGATCTCGAGGCCGGCGGGTTGGATTCGGTAGTAGGTCCTCGTATTCATTTGGCTAGTCCTTTCGAGTGCCCGTGTGGTCAGGGATTCTCGACCTCACCTGATTCGCCGTGCTGAAACTGGTATCCACGGAGCTGCTCGGAGTAGTCACCGCGTGCGCGCGCATGTCTCTTCGCAATCTCGTAGGCGGCATCGAGAGATTCGGCGCTACCGATGTGATCCAGGTCTGTGCCCGAGTCGTCGAGCCAGCGGTATACGTTCCACCTCTCGTCCTGCATCGCGTCCCTGATTTGCTGCGTGGTGGGTTTCTGCGTCGTCTTCATGTACCTAGTATTACGGATTCAATCCGGGGAGTCAACCCTGGGATTGATCTTTTTTCGCGCGCCCAGTCGATTTCTTCCGAGGCCTCGCGGCTTCGTTCGCGACCCGTCGAAGCCAGCTCGCTAGCGATCGATCTTCCGCGACGGCCGCAGCCGCCCAGGCGCGAATCTCGTCGGGGTCGGCTTGGAGTTCGAAGCGCCCGGCTTCGGGGTTGAGCGGGCGGGCCATTACAGTATTCCCTGCAGCTCGCATTGCAGGTCCGTCTCGGTCCAGTGCTCACGCTCCGCACGGTTGCAGAGTTCCGCTGCCTCTTCCGCGGTCTTCAGCGACCGCGATGCAAACGCGATGTCTGCCTTCGACCAGCCACGAGCATGGTTACGCTCGCGTTCGACTATATATTCGCCTTCGTTGCTATTTTTTCTCACTACTAGATACGTCGTCATTTCGTCTCCTCAGGCCGCCTAGGGCCGTGCTGTCGACCTCCATTAGTCCTCTCCGCTGGCCAGCAGATTCTCAGTCCGCCAAAGTCTCGTGAAATTGTACTGCGCTATGACCCATAGCCGCATGCCAGTAACGTCTCCGACTAGCCAACGCAGATCGCGATCGGCTTTTCGAAATTGCTCCGGATGCGCGTCGAGTGTGAGTAGCATCGTGCGGAGCAAACCGCGAGCGGTGCCTACGCTTGCCTCGCGTGCGTCGATTCCGTCGTGGGTGATTGGCTCGATGGCCATGTCGGCTAGTTGTTCTTGATTCATGTACCTAGTATTACGGATTGATTCCGGCTAGTCAATAGGGGTCGGGGAGAAATCGTCAGGGGCGGGTCGATTTTCTGGAGTGGGGTGCGCTGGTCAATACGTCCGCAGATCCGACGCCGCACGCCCAATCTCCTCCACCCGCTCCCGCAGCGCGTCAAACTCGGCACGGGTGACGGGCTCGTCGCTCGGCTCCGGGCGTTCGGACTGCGCCTTGACCTCGTCGAGCTCGCCAAGCTCTTCGAACAACGATTCAACCGTTGAACCGATATGCGGGTTAGGCTGTGCCGGCTCGGAGTCGAGGATGTTGCATATTGCGCCGACGAATTCACAGAAATCACGGACACCGTTACGTGGGTTCTCAGATTCAGCTTCGACTGCTGCCCGCACCTTGTCGAGCTTGGCATTCGCGGCGTGCAGCTCCCCAATCGCCTGCACCGCGGCTCTGCCAATCGGTTGCGTTCCGTACTCGCCCATTTGCGGGAGTTTTTCGCCGAGTTTTTCGAGCCAGACGCGACCTCGCTGTAGCTCCGCACGTAGCTGCTCGGCTTCTGCCTTCGCCTTCTCGAGTTCGGTCTCGCAACCGGCATGTCTCGCGACTTGTGCTTGCAGCCCGCCGACATCGTTAGCGTATTTACTGCGCAGTTCGTCTAGCTCCGCCTTCACCTGTTCAAGCTCGGCTGCTAGTCGCTCCGTCAATTCCTTAAACTTCTTCTCTACGTAGTCATGGCTGCGCCACCAAGCCGGATGGGCACCGTCGGTGGCGTCGAGCTCGGGCCTGTCTCTCATCTTTACTAGAGCGTCCTCCATCTCCGCGATGCGCTTATCCTTTGCGAGGATTTGCTGGCACTCTCTCACCAGATGCTCGTTATTTGCCTGCAGTGCAGATCGCAAGCGCTCGGCCTCCGCCTTCACCTTCTCGAGCGCCGTCCCATATTCACCCATTTGCGGGAGTCTTTCGCCGAGTTTTTCGAGCCAGACGCGACCTCGCTGTAGCTCCGCACGTAGCTGCTCGGCTTCTGCCTTCGCAGCATCTCGCTGCCCCTCGGCCTCGGTGACGAGCGCGACCCAGTGTCTCAGGTCGAGGCGCTTGTCCTGGAGCTCTGCGCGCAACCGCTCGGCCTCGCGAGCTTGGGCGATGATCCACTCGAACATCACGGGCGTCAGCGTGTCTAGGTTGTAGCGGCTTTCGAGCTCATCCAGTTCGTATTTTTGCTTTGTCATTTGCTCGCTCGCTTCTTTTGGAGATCCGGTATCCGCCATGGCCCATCTCCGGTCTTGAGCGCGCCGCAAAGCCCGCACCACTGCGTGAGGATCGGTAGTTTTTGAGACGCCACATTTTCGCTCATGCGGACGTGCCTAGACTTTGGGTGACAGCAGGTCATCAGTACTCCGCGCGAAGCTTCGTCAACAGCTCGAGCGCCTCAAGCCAGACTGGCTCGGTGACTGCACCCTTCGCACTCGAGCTCGACGTTGGCCTCCTGCCGCTCCCGGTAGCGCTGGAGGGCGGTCTCGCATTGTTTTTGAACGTCACCGGCTCGTGGATGCGTTGACACATTGTCCTCAGTTATCCCCCGAGAGTCAGGTGGAAAAAATATCGTGAATAGCTCGCTGGTGTCGCTGTCCGGGTAGGTCATCTCGGCCCACCCCGTCAAAAGACTTCTCGCCAGCGCCAGCGGCGTCTGGTGGGAGGCGAGCCAGTCTTGCAGCGATAGACTCAAATGGTTTAAGCGCTGATTGTAGCAGGTTCGGCAAATAGAGCCGAACGACGAGTCGTATACTCTGCTGTCGCACGGCCCGCCGCAGACTATGCAGGTTTCGACAGACATTTGCGTCCTCTCCTTGCTAATTTCTCCACGTCCTTGTCGAGCTCGTACAACTGACGCGCGAGCCCGAAATACTCCCACGCGAGGTCCAGTGCGTCGGAGTCGTAGATCTTTGCGGACGGCTGTCCAGTCTCCTTGTCGAGCCGGATCAGCACAGCTTGCTCAGGTATAAGGTCCGGGGATTGCTCGCGAAGTAGCTGCCGGTAAGCTGCTTGTTGCTGCAGGTGCTCCGCATAGATTCCGTTGCCGGATTTCCAGTCGAGCAAACTCCGAACGCCATGCACCAGGCCTATCGCGTCCAGGGTTCCGCCTAGCCGGAGCGTCTCGGACACGATGGGGATCTCTGTGGCCAGGATCTGGAGCCGCACTTCGGCGGCCCATTGATGGAACGCTTCAAGTGCCACTCGCGCCTGCTGCAGAGTCTCCTCGCCCGAGAACCCGAAGTCGGTCAGTGGCTCCTGGTGAATCGAATCTTGGATCCATTGATGGACGATGTGCCCAGTGTGCGCAGCGTCGTCGCGCGCTTCGTTCAGCGTCCGCCCCTCGAGGCCCTCTCGATTTGCCCACGCGAGCAGTGCACTAGCGTTGCGAAAGCGTCCCGTGATTGTCGTCACACTCGGGATGCGCGTGCCGTTCGCGAGCTTGTATTGGGCTGGCCTGCCTGAGCCGCGGATAGCCTTGGCAGGGGTGGCTAGAGCGGGCGCGCTCACAATGCACCTCCGACACTGTCGTCACCGACGTAGTCCGGGTCGTTCAGCTGGTTCTGTCGCGCGAGCACGGCGGCGCTCAGTTGCTTACTCTGCGCCGCGGTGAACTTGATCTGTTTCGCTCCCGAGCGGATTGCCTCGAGGTCGTCTAGCGTGGGCGCCTCGTCAATCAGCGCGAGCAACTGATACACGTCGTCGTCAGTGGCCTGGCGCTTGCCGTCCTGCGTGCGGCCGTTGCGTCCATTGCCATTGGCTGGCGCTTGCTGTGTGCGCGGCGTCTGATCCAAGTCCTCGACGTCCTGAGTAAACAGCTCGGAGGCGCCCGTCGCCGAGAGCGTCGCTGCTACATGAGCACGCTTGGCTGCCATCTTGCGGACGGTGTTGTATTGGTCGGGCAAGTCGGGATTGGCTACGCGCCCGGTGACCTGCTTCGTGATCCGTTCGTCGTCAATCGGGAATTTCGCGCCGCACCCGCCACGCTTCGCCCAGCAAAACCACTCCGGGTCGTGCTTGCTCTTGAGCAGCGCGGGCGCGCTGCACTCAGGGCACACACGCTCGGATTTGCGGTAAGCGTACCGGCTCTCTCGCGTGCTGCACGAGCCGATGCCGGTGCCGACACGATTGCCCGTCGGGACGTGGATCAGCGCGCACTTGACGACCACCTCGAGGTGCTCGCCGTCCCATCGCTCCGAGAAGTCGAGCTCCGGCGCCAACTGGAACGCCATGCAGAGGATTTCTGCGCCAGGCTTGAGTAATGTGGGTTTGTCGACGCCAGGGATCTTGCCGAAGTGCGCGCCGTCCTTCATCACGTAGTCGCGCACTTCTCGGATTTTGGCGACCCGTTGTTTAAGCAACTCGACGCCGACGCCGAGGAAGTCCTCAGCGCGCGCGAGAGCAGATTCTTGTGCTTCGATTTTTGCCAATGCTTCAGTCATGCGATGGAGCCCTTCTTTCGGTGTTGGCCGGCGTTTGGACACGTTGCGAAGTGCGACGTGTATCGCGGAGTCGTAGCGTTCGCGTCGGGAGTCACGTAGCGTGCGAGCCCGTGACGTAATTCGATGTTGCCGTTCGCCGTCGGCGCGGCGTCGAGCGGCATATTTTTGCCTGCCGTCGTCTGTGCCCAGAGCAGCGGGGCTCCGCAGGAGCGGCATTTAGACGCCATGGACGCCCTCGTAGCGCTGCAGAAGATTTGCCCAGGCGTCCCAGAGATTCTCGCGCGTGATCACGTCCAGCGTACCGTCCGGAGCTGTGCACGAGATGGTCCACACGTCGCCGAAGCTCCCGACACTGAACCGATATCCGTATCGATACAGCCGGAGCACTTTGGCTCTAATTGCCACGCGCTGCCGGCGGCGCTGCCGTGCCACCCACCTCTCGTCAAGGGCCATCATATCCCTACTGCCCTTCGGGTCGCGCGGCGCAGCGCCTCGCGGTTGTGCCGCGTCGCCTCGGCGAGGCCGCGGTCGCTGAATGCGTCTAGTACCGCCTGCTCGTAGGAGTCGCCCCAGCCGATGCGGGCGACGACGTCCTCGACCCGAAGTAGCACCTTGTGCATGACCGCGTGGCGCCGGTGCTCGGCGGAGCGTCCGGGGGTCGATAGCCAGGCCGCGAGAGCAGCGG